CGCTGATTCAAGGGGATGGATTCGACGCTTCAACCGTTGACTATAGAGACGCGTTGGCGGTCAATATGTTTGCCGTCCCTAAGCAAATTCTAGGCGCTCAAGGCTATATGCACCAAATCCACGGCCTAACCCAATTTGGCACGTCTTCGGATGTGTCTAACGGTGGTATCTGGTGCTCTGCTCAAGGCTTTGAAGGTCACTATAGAGTACAAGGCAATGATTTTATTAGCGTTTCATCTGACGGCACTGTCACTACCCTAGGCACTGTTTCAGGTTCCGGCCAAGTTGATATTTGGTTTTCCTTCGACAATATCGCAATTGTTCGAGATAAAAAGCTCTACTACTACAATCCTACCGACGGCTTTAGGGAGATCGTTGATAACGACGTTATAGGTAGCGTGGTCGGAAATCCTATATCTGGCTGCTACTCCGGCGATGTCATGTTTTTGACAGACGGCGAGAGAATCTATCATTCTCAATTTGATGAGTTTGCAGGCGTTCCGGCTGAGGAGGTCTGGCTAACGACTGCCGAGGGTGTTTCTAGTTACGTACCTGATTACACTTATGCATTACGACAAGCTGAGAACTCAGAGGTTATTGCCTTTGGCTCTCGATCCATTACGCATTATTACCTTACTGGTGGTGATGGATTTGCCTACTCACCTTTGGATCAGAAAGCATCAAAGCTTGGTGTCGTTGGTACCCATGCCATGGCGGTTATGTCTGGCAATTGGTACTTGGTTGGCATTAAACAAGAAAGTCAGCCTAGCGTTTATGTTTACCGTTCTGGCTCATCTCAAAAAGTAGCCAGTCGTGAGATTGAGCAAATCCTAAGTGAATACACACAAGACCAGCTTGAGACAATTGTTGTTGATGCCATTGTGCAAGATGACGTTGAGATGATTATCTTTCATCTACCCGATACTACGCTTCTGTACAACCCGACTATTGCGCAAACCACGGGCAAAAATGCAGCTTGGTCCATATTAAAAACCGACACTACTGGAGATGATCCTTACCGTGGAAAAGACTTTGTACAGGATCCGCGAATCAATCAGTGGATTGTGGGCGATATCATAGATGGCACCCTAGGCCTATTTGATGACTCAATCTCTACCCATTACGGGGATTTAGTCGAATGGATTATGTACAGCCCATTTGTAAACATTGAAACCCTGTCGATTGATGAGATTGAAATTGAAACAATACCGGGCATTGTTGGCGATACCGAAGATGCCACGGTATTTTTAAGTACAACCCAAAACGGCAGAACTTACAGCAAAGAATATTTGATGATGTACGGGGATCGGTACGACTACAATCAAAGGTTTATAGCTAGGGCTTTAGGCTATGTTCGCCATTGGCTAGGGTTTAAGTTTCGCGGCATTTCTAGAAATAGAATGGCTTTTGGTTTGTTTAACGTGGATGCATCGTAATGGCAGTTACACCAGAAGAAGCAAAACTAAGACGTCGTGCGCAATTATCGTATCAGGATATTAAGCGCAATAACCCCGCTTGGGATGATATTCAGGTAGATGATTACTTGGATAAGCAAAACGAAATCAATATCTTGGTTGAAGAAAGCAACACGCTTGCCGAGCAAGTAGCGGAAAACACCGCGACCAATGAAACACAGCAAACTGAAATAGACTCTAACACAGCAGGCGTAAGCAATAACGCAGCAACAAATGCCACACAGCAAACCGAGATCGACGCTAATACTTCGACAAATGCAACGCAACAAACCGAGATAGACGCTAACACAGCAGGCGTAGCAACAAACGCCGGAAATATAACAACAGTAACTAACAACTTTAACGCGCACGATGCTTCGAATTCTGAGCACGGGGTGACAGGTGATAATGTTGGTACAGGGGATTTTGCTCAAACGGCTATTGGTCGCGTGGTTCTATTGGCTGATCTTGTGGCGGATGTTGCGGCTACTACCGCGGTTATTGCTATACCTGACGTTGGACCCGCTCCGGTTGCTTATGATCAAGCTTATGCAGACGAGCAAACAGACTTAATAAACGAGTGTAAGGCTAAGATAAACTCTCTTATAAATAATGATGTTCTTGACCTGATCACACAATTTAATGACCTTCTGCAACAAATGAAGGACGCTAACCAGATGAGCAGCACATGATTTTAAAGATTATGACGCCAGATCAGGTTAAAAGCGCAACGGATCAAGAGTTGTTTGATCGCATAAGCTCTGACGGATTAAAGCTAGATGACTGGAAGCCAAATCCAAGCTGGCTATATATCGGCGCCGTTGATGATAAAGATAATGTGATGGGGTTCTTTATGCTACACCCTGAAAACGACAACACCTTGTACGTTCACATTAACTTTAAGTCAGAATATCGCAACCATGCAAAAGAGGCGGCCAAGACCTTTCTTGATCACTGCAAGAAGAATCTAGAAAGCGAGAAACAGAAGCTAACGGCAAAGATTCCTGTTATCTACCCAGAGGTCTATCACTTCGCAAAAGGCCTAGGCTTTGAAGATGAAGG